AAGATTTCTTTGATGTTCCTACTGTTGTCTCGATAATTGTTGGATAGGTGATAGACCTTGCAATGGTCCGCAAGTTCGCCGTTCTCGTCCATCTCCAGCATCGGCTTTAGTTCCAAGGACCAAATGGGTAGGGAGGCAAGGGATTCACGGTATAGGCCGTTGTTGGGGATAATCTGCAACGCTTGCGGGTTGCGGCTCAACACCTCGGCGAGCCGCTTGGTGCTGAACATCCAAAAAGCGTGGTAATTGATGTAAAACGGGAGGCTTGCGTAGGTCTTGCCGTTCCACTCCCTCCACATATTCGGTGTAGGATTGAATGTAATGTCGGGGCTAAATTCGCCTTCCACATTGGGGTAGGTTTCAATCCGAGTGAAGGACGGGTACAAATTGTCCTCAAACATCGCATCAAACTGCTTGGTGAAGTTGACAAACCCTTCCTTGGGGAGCATCATGTCATCCTCAAAGTAGGCCACCCAGTCAAAGTGCTGGTACACATCTGCAATCCTGTGGCGGTGCTTGCTCGTCAGTTCCCAAGGATGCCCCATGCTGGTATGAGCATGGAAGGTAACGGGAAGGTGTGCGAGTTCTTGGGCCGCTTGGGGGTCGTTGGTGTCCACGAAGATTTCAGCCTGCACGGGGTAGGACTTGATGGCCTCAATGACCTTGGTCAAGTTCTCCACCCTGTTCGGATGGTGGTGGTAGGCGATATTGGCGAGCAGTTTCATGGTTAGAATGTGATGACAAATTTGCTTGGGTCTGGCCATCCTGGGTTGGGGTCGTACACGGTCATGCCTTCCCGCTTGCCAATCCAAGTTTCGGCTTGGTAGCGATGTTCCCGAACTGGCTCTCCGAGTTCCCGCACATGGGACGACTTAGCCCACCAAAAGTTACCTGCGAAGTAGGGGTAGCCGTCGGGGTTGTTTTGGTCCGCTATTTGGGGGAATTGCTCGGTGGTGAGCCAATGCGTTCCCACGCAGTCCACTTTCTCCAGTTCTGCAAGGGAGCGTTCCCAAGCGACGATGTTAAAAAACACCATAGACCTGCACCACATCTGCTTGACCAGCGACGGGTCAGCGGACCCCTTCGTGTGCCCGTAGAGGTAGGCGGCATCCTCGGTCTGCGAGGCTCGGTACATCTCGGTCAGCGTGGCCTGCTCCCAAGCGTTTGTGCGGGTCACAACTATTTTAATCTTCGAGGCCACAAGCGAGTTGTCCAAGATTTCCTTGACCACCTTCCGCTGGTCGGGTGGGCCAACGATGCCGACACGAATCTCGTCCAGTTGCTCAATCAGCCCGTAGTTGCAGAGGGCCATCATGTGTTGGTGCATGATTAACTGCCATTGGCCGCCGCCGCCGCAATAGATGTGGTAGTAGTGGATGAGTTTCATTGGGTGAAAAGGAGGGTTAAGATGCAGCCGATAAACACCAAGGCCAGCACGACCCGACCGATGGCGAGGGCGAGTTCAAGGATCGATTCGAGGTTCATGCCCCAAAGTTACACCACCAAGTACTTCCCTGAGTTACTGACCGCCAATTTGTTGAGGGCCACATATCGCAGGGCATCGCAGGCGTGGTTGTACGAATCAATGGGGACCCCCGTGTCCTTGCCGTCCTTGTCGGTGGCCCAAGTGTAGGAGCGGAGTTCCTTAATCAAGTTGACCGAATCCTTGGTCACATGAAGGTTGAACCGCTTCACGATGTCAATCCCCTGCCTTACCGAATCGGGTCCCTTGGATGCGGGCTTGATATTGAATCCCATCCGATAGATTTCCTCGATGCTCTTGGGTTCTGCGGAATCGGCCACGATTTCCCACGCCCTTGTGATGCCGAACTCCTTCAAGCGGGTGGCGATATCCGAGTTGGTCAGCCCCCGATGGTAGAGCAGTTCGTGGATAAACAAGTCGTCCCCCCTGCGGTAAACGGCGACCAAGGCCGTGGGGTCCGTGCTGAACCCCCAGTCAAGCCCGTAGGCGACGAATTTCATTGTAGATGGGTCAATCCCTTCCACCACCGTGTAATCCCCGTATATCGCACCTTGGAGCGTCCCGACTTGGCCCAACCCGTACACCTTCCACCAGTTCGCCCAGTAGGCCGAATGCTCCGCTTTGGCTCGGTTTAGTTCAATATCGTTCCGAATCGTATCAGGGAGTGCTTCGTTGTCTTGGTATGTCAGAATGAGAAACTCTGCATCCGTTTCGGGCAAGACTTCCGTATGCGCCCAAAACTCGTGGGTGGGGTTGAAGTCGATGTAGATTTCCTGTGATGTACGAATCGCCAACTGGTAGTAGGAATCGAAGTCGATGTTGTTCGCCTCGTTGATGTAGAGGACCTGCCGCCTTGCCCCTCGGAGCCGTGCTTCCGAATCAGCGGAAAAGAACTCAATCGTGGATCCGTTGGCGAAGTTGTATTGCAGTAGGGTCTTGTTCCACCTGTCGGGAACCCAGCGATGGGTCCATTGCATAATCTTGGCGAAGTCCTTGATGGCCCCCCGTCGTAGGTGAGGGACGGATTCGCTGACCACCGATATTTCCGACTTGGGGAACCGAGCGGCGTGGTCAATCAGGACCGCAAGGATGCCGAAGGTTTTGGACGCACTTGTGCCGCCTTGGATAACTTTCTTCCGAGCGGTCATCGCCCGAATCTTGCGGATGGCGGTGGTGTACTTAAAGTCCATCCCCGAAGAGGGGTTGCTCGATGGTGACGGTGTTCTCTTGCTTGTCCACCAACCCAAGCAGGCGGGAGGCGATGTTGGCCGAGTAAACACCCGAACTTGCACCCTCCAGCATATCCTTGTCGCAGGTGGCCCGTATGCGTGTAATGATTGGGGAAAACCCTTTGTGCATCTCCGATGTGCCCTTCCTATAGTCCGAAAGGTCAAAGCAGACCCCGTTCTCCGCAAGCCATCCCTCAAAGCCCCGAAAGGTGATAGGCCGCTCCTTGTCCCTGTAAACCATGACCCCATCCTTGCCGACATAGTCCTGCACTCGGTACGGGTTGGCCTTGTTCTCGGCCCTGTACTTTTCAAACGCCTCCCATAGTTCTTCGGGGGTGTTCCATATTGGGGGACGGCCTGCCATCAATACTCTATTTTGTCAATGAGTTCGTCAATCTTGTCCACGATTTTCATCTTCACCGCAAAAGCGTTCGGGGAGTTGGATTCCTCCACCGCACCAATGCAGTCGCAGAGGGTCGTGATGACCATCATCAACGAATCCATGCGGGCTTGGACTTGGGCCTCATCGTTGGGGGCTTTGGTTGAGGGCATGGCTGACTTGGTGCTGGTTGGCTTCGGCGAACTGGTCCGCCTCTTGGTAAATGTATTGGAGTGCCGATTTTACGCAGTCAGCGCACCACCAATTTGTGTTCGGTCGTCCGTGGGCGACGAGGATGGTCTGCAAGTCGTGGACCGCTTCGGGGGACAACCGCATGAACAGGGCGGCTTGGTACTGGTCCCAATAGTGGCGGTGTTTGGTGGCCAGCAGGTACTCGTCTTGGGTCATCGGTTCGTCAGTTGCAGGATGACAACGGTTAACCCCGCAGAGGCGAGGCCGTAAACAGGAGCGAGAACCCAACCACAGGTGGGTAGGGTCAGGGCCACCGCCACCCAAAAGGTGAGGCAAGTGACGCAGGAGAACGGCTTGTGCCTTGCGAACCAGGTCTTGTACCACCATTGGGGCAGGACATGATACTCCGCAATAGCAAGGGCGGTCAGGCTACTTATCAGCAGGGGAAATATCAGCGTGTCCATGGGATTGAATGGCGGCCTTGATTTTGGCCTTGGCTTGGTCAATGGAATAGATTATTGAGCGATACGGAATACCCGTGTCCCTTGAAAGTTTCTTCATGTTCCCCGTCCGTAGGTGCAGGCGCAGTAACTCCTTGTCATACGGGAACGCCCCGTCCTTCGCCCAAGTATCCATCTCGGCTTCGGCGATGGCCCAAAGGTCATCCATCAGCGAATCGTACTCGGACTGGGGGATAGGGGAATCGGGGTCCAGTTCCTCCAGCAAATCGTGGTGACGGTACTTTTGGGCGAATTGGTTGTTCTTGCCTCGGTAGAGGTTCAGCAGGAGGCGCACCACATAGAACTTGAAGTACCCCTGCGACTGGATTTGCAGAATCTTGGCGGGGTCTTTCTCCAGCAGAATCAGCACGCACTCTTGCTCCAAGTCCCTCCAAAGCGGGTCGCCCCCCGTAATGGTCAGGCAGGCTTTTCGGATTTCGCCGCTTCGGTAGAGGTCCAGTATGGTGTGTTCTGCGGATGCCATGCACAAAGATTGCAAAAAAA